CCACCTCGCACTCACGACGGAGGACCTCCCCGTGGAGCGCGATAAACGCTTTCAGTACTTCGCACTGTGTACCTGGTCGCGCACCATCCAACACTTGATTCACCACCGAGAAAAGGTTTTCACCCTTAGACTCAGGATTAAGTCTGGTTTGCGCGATCAGTCGAGTTACTTCCTTCCAACCCATTTGCTCCTCAAAGGGACCTTGGAGAGGGCCTTCCGGCTCTTCCTGAGGTTTCCCCACGAGTTCAGCATCTGGGCCGTACGGTTTCGGCTCGATCAGCTTCTTCGACACAGGATCAGGACCAACCTCCTCCTTCGATTTCTTTTCGTTCTTGGAACGTCGAGATTTCTTAGGGGCTGTGGTCTCCATCACCTTGTGTCTACCGAAGTAGAGTCCAGTGTTCAGAAAGTTGATCTGTCTTGGCGTTGCCCCCTTCCTGAGAGGGTAATGCACGGAGACTGAGTTGATATTCAGGTACGTGTCATGGACGTACGCCTTTCCAGGCGACATCTTTAGACCGACTGCTCTACCAACATCGACATGTCTTTCCCAAGCCGCATCAGGTGCAGCATAGACCATGTCATCCCCGTTGATCAAAACATGGGACAAAAGCTCGTCCGTCGACCAGTCCATTTCGAAATCTGTCATCACGTCCAGGTAAACACCTAGGTTCGCGAGGCACAGAATCGGAAACGATAACGGCGACCCCATAAGCTGACCATTACCCTGGAGACCTCCCATTTCTTGTCCATCCTCGTCGAAACAAGGATAGATCAAGTTGTGGGGGCCAAGCACCCGAAGTGCTCTCAACTGGTCCACCGGATCCAGATCACCAATTATAAATTGGAGGATCCTTCCCGAGTAAGTCCAGGAGAGTTCATCGGTTGCACCGGAGTAATCGACCGACATCCATTTCCAGTCTGGCCTCGCCTTTTCGGCGAGCTCGACTAGCATGGTCGGATCGAAAGTCTGCCCGATCAACTTAAAGCAAGGCATCTTCCTAAGAACGGAATGCATCGCTTTCTGAAGCGGTTTTTGACTGTAATATGGCAAAGCTGGTCCTTTGGAGATGGTTCTCACCTTCAGCGGTTCCACAATACCCTGTATATAACAGTCAAGGGGCCTTCTCAGGTCCCATTCCGAGAGATGTTGCTTAAGCACCTCCCAGTTCTCCGACCTCGCATCGATCTCGATGTAGGTCTCCGAAACGGCATTCGCCGTAACCTCCCCGGTCTGGGGGTCGACAACCAAAGGATCATCCCTCATGCGATACAACTCGCGGGGGAGATCCAAGTAAGCTGACTCGAAAGGCTCTACAAGGTCGAAGAGATGCCCTTGGGCACCTCCTCTTCCTCGCGGATTCTCAAGAGAAGCAGACTTCGAAGGCATTCTGGTGGTAAAGCCAGAAGAGGCCTTCAAGACCTTGGTTACTCGTCGACGCACCTGTTCCACGACTTTGATGAAGTGAGGGTTCTCGAAAATCCTTTCGATTAATTCCATGTCACCTTTATCGGGGGCGGAAAGCGCTTTCCAGTGCTTTCGGTACGTAACGTTGATCATTTCGATCGACGCCGGCAAAGCGGAGCGTTTTGCCTGGAACCAGGAATACCAGAGATGGGTGTTCCTGGAGTTGAATGCGTTGAGCCTGTTGCGCATCCAACGTCGCAATCGACCTTCCGGTTTCCAAGACGGAAAGTCATTGATTGCAGGTGGATTCCTTAGGTATCTGTTGAGCTGTGAGTTCAGAACGTCTTTACAACGTTTTGTCCATTCCGGCTCATCCCTACAGACACCGAGGTACTTGTGCAACTGTTGTTCTAGTTGCAAACAAGTAGTCT